TGCGGAGACGATCCTGCCAGCGGTGATTGATATGGCTGGTGAGCCAAAGGACAGGCGCAGCTTCGGCACCGTGATGACCTGGCTTCGGGCAAATGGCTACATCAAGCCAGCGGGGTACAGCGCGGCCCGGACCAGCCACAACTCACCAAAGCGCAGGTGGGTAAAGGCATGACCCTTGACCACGAAACCAAACCGAGTCCCGACGACCTGATCCAGCACGGCCGTGATGACGCCCTGGGCCGGTTACACGAGGCTGCCAAGCACGAGGCCGGGCTCGGCGATGGTCGCGCGCTGCGGACGTTACAGCGCCTTGTGGACGCCTGCGGGCTGCGGCGTCGGGCGATTCACGAAGACAATGGGAGCTAGCGATGAAGCCTGACTGGAAAGACGCGCCCGAGTGGGCTAATTGGCTGGCGATGGACGGTGACGGCTATTGGTATTGGTATCAGGGTGAGCCAACGTGGTCCGAAAAGGATGGAGGATGGATGCTGTTCGGGGTCGCTTCAACCCTGGCTTACGGCGAAGTGTCCGATGCACCAGACGAGTCCGGCATTGATTGGGATTTCGCCTTCGACACGAAGGAAGGGCGCCCCAATGCCTAGCCCCCATAAACAACGACCCCGTGTGATTGGCGATGATCGGATGATGACCGTGACCACTGAACTGACCGCCGATGGCGTCATGCAGACCCGAGACATATTCGGGGAGATAACCCGTCAGTACGCCAACCTATGCGCCATGCAGATGGACGCAGCTATCCGAGAAAAGTTGATCCAGCTTGGTTGGACGCCTCCGGAAACGACGAAACCGCCCGCATGAAGTCTACATATCGATTGATGCAGCCTATCGATATCACGGAACCAATTAAAAAGGGCCTCCGTGTTAGGGAGGCCCTGGGTCTTGACGACCTGCGCGGCGTGGCGCATGCTGAAAGTGCGAATCCCAGCGGGTGTGATTGTACCACCCAACCCGCTCAAGATGTCAATACCGTACCGAATCGGTACAGATTGCCTCCCGGACTCGCCGTCAGAGGCACGTCAGTCCGTGGCCGGGTTCCGTCGGCGCCCCTCAGGAAAGCGAACTGGTTGGCCGACCGGCTGCACTCCATTGGGCGCTTTGATGGCCGGCGCCAGTCAATACCGGGTAAGTGGACACGTTGGGGCTTGTCGGAAGGCCAGGAAGGCGAACCGATCCGGACAGAGGCAATGGGTGGGCCAGCGGGATCAGGAAACCATGAGGGTGTCCCCAAGGCCATCATTAGACGAGTGTTGACCAAAGAAAGGAAAAAGAGATGAACTGGTTTGACGGAAAGATGCTCAGGGACAATGACCCGAGGATGATCAACCGCTACCTGACGATAGATTATCCGGTAGTCGGTCCATTTTTTGGCGTTACGCATTACGTGGCTCGGGACAGGAACGGTCGTAAGTTCAAGATCGCAGCAAAGCGTATTTTTGGAGATGGCAAGGCGCGTCGCTATGGCTTCAATGTCATCGAGCCTAAAGATGCAACTCTTTGACCAGCCCACAACCCTAGAATCCCTCCTATCCCGCATCGAGGCCCTGGAGGCCCGCGTGTTGGACAAGCCGGTGCGCCAATGCACTGAGGTTCCTCCGGAGTTAAGGCCGGCGTGGTCGATGTGGACGCTACACAAGGCTGGCAGCAAGGGATGGACGGCGATTGCCAAGCAGCGGCAGGTCGCGAAGTTGGCGGAGTTGTCCGGTCTTGACGCGGACCTTGCGCTGAGGATGGTGGAGGACGCGATCGAGCGTGGCTGGACGACCTTCTACCTCCCTAAGGATCTTCCCAGAAAGACAGCGCACAAGTCAGTGAGCGATGCGCTTAAACCTTGCGAGACTCCACTTGAACGTCAGCTTGGATGGATCAGGCAGCAGCGGCATGTGGGGCGGATAGACGAAGCAGAGGCCAAGCGACTGACAGCCGAGGCAACCGAGCGTTACAGGAGAGCGGAATGAGTGGGCACCAACGTTTGTGGTACTGGTTCGGCATGACTTACGCAAGCTGGCTGACAATGCCGCGCGTAATGATGCACGCCATGCCGGATGAGTGGCAGGACCGCATGGCGGCACTGTGTGAGGAGTGGGACGCGACGTGGCAAACCAACGACATGCCATCGCCGAAAGTGAGCGCGGTTGACCATAAGGGCAAGTTCACGCGCTGGCCTAAGTGGGTGTTGAACTATCGCCATCCGGATACGAAAGAGCTTGAACGGTTGCGGGCGACGCGCGCGGACATCGGCGGATGAGCACTGAGCGCAAAGATTGGCAAGAGTCGGGCAACGCTCCAATGACCAGAAAACAGCAAAAACTTTTAAATGCTGCCTGCGGCGACCTGTCTGACATGGTCCGATGGCACGGCGTGATCCTGAGCAAAGACGACTGGCGGCATTGCATCGCGGCCACGATCCTGGGGGACCGACTGATTCCGGGGATCAATACCGGAGAAGGTCATCCAGGGCTGATTCGACTTCCACGATCCAGCTTGGAGTTCACGAAGTCACAAGCAACAGAGGCGATCCGAATGGCCTTCGACATCGGCGATTATCCTAGTGACCAAGGCTTGGGCATCGATCCTATTCGATGGGGACCGACTGTGTGCCTTGCGCGGTTCGTGACGGATGAGCCGCTATGAGCCTGATTGCCAAGAAACTGCGGGAGTCCGCTGGACACCACGATGCTCGTTGCATGCTGAACATTGCGGGGGTCTGCGGCGACGCAACAACGGACAAGACAGCGGGGAACATGCTGTGTCATATCCGCATCGCCGGACTGGTCGGTGGCGGCCAGAAGCCGGATGACACCTGCGCGACATTCGGCTGCGGGCCATGCCATGCCGCGTTCGATGGTAATGGATGCAAGCCGATGCCGGAACCAGAATGGCTTTACTACGCGCTCAGGGGCATGGCTCGCACCATGTCATGGTGGGTGCATCACGGATTCATCACGGTCAAGGGGAAGTGAAATGAGCGAGCGCAAGTGGAAACAGGCAAAAGAGGCTGGAGAGTCGGCTCGACGCTCAGGAAAGCCGCGCACCAAGTGCCCAATGTACGAGATGGGAGAGAACGGCCGGACGCTGAGAGATGCTTGGCACGTGGGGTGGGATGATGAAGACCGGCGGAGGAAGGCGGCATGACCGCCACGAAAAACCTTCGCTGCGAGGACTGCGGGAAGGGGCTTAACCGTGGCAGTCGGCAGGATAGCTGCGCACACTGCCGGGGAAAGGCCGAAGCGCGAAGGCTCCAGGAACAGCGCGCGATTAACCAAGCTTCCGCGCTGTGGTTCGGGCCGGTCAGCCTTCCGCTTATGGCAATTTGTATGACCCACATGGGAGGACGTGATGAAAGATGACAGCGGATTGGCCTACCCGTGGGGTGAACACGGGACGCGGCTTGGAGGCCTGACCAAGCGCGAGGAGTTCGCCAAGGCTGCGATGCAGGGGATGTGCGCGGCAGCGGACCCGATGAAGGTGGCTGCCCTTCGGAACTGCATCGCCAACTGCGCCGTTGAACAAGCCGACGCCCTACTCGCCGCCCTGGAGGATCAGTCGTGAGCGGGCACACGCCGGCTCCGTGGAGTGGTCGGCCACATCACGATCCTATTCTGTTGCAAGGTTGCGAGGAAGTCGGTCTGTCCATCGCGTTCGCTTGTGGCGGCGGCGATCTACGACGAGACGAGTTCATGGCAAACGCCCGTTTGATAGCCGCAGCGCCGGATTTGCTCAATGCGTTGAAAGTACTCGCAGACGCTGCCGAGTCATTGGGTATCCCTTGCGATGCTGCGCGCGCTTCCATCGCCAAAGCAACCGGAAACAGCCATGAGTAAGCCAGCAGACCACGCGGCGGTGCTGCGGGCACGCCTTAATGAACTTCGAGCAGAACACGAATACGGACACAACGCGGCAGACCGCGAAAGGTCAGAGGAGATCAAGGCCCTAGACTACGCCTTGTCCGCGATGGAGTGGTGGCCGATTGAGACTGCGCCGAAGGATGGCGCGGCGTTCTGCGGGGCAAGTATTTGTGCATACGTGGAAGGTCGGCCTGTGTGGAGCTTTGACGAAGTGTGGTGGAACGGGGAGAAGTTTGCCAAGGCCCGACCGCGTTCACCGCCGCCAACCCACTGGATGCCACTACCCCAACCCCCACAAGCCGCTATGGCGCAAGACAGAGGGGGTACGCCATGACGACGCTGGTTGAACGCCTGCGCTCGCTGGCCGATGCGTACCCAGCTGACGTGTTCCCGCCCGTCACCGACGAGGACCGGGCGAACCAACCAAGCTTGGTAACGCGCGCATCGGCATCGATGGGACGACACTTCGCGCCAACGTTCACCGAAGCCGCCGACGAAATCGAACGCCTGCACGCCGAGCCTGCCGCCCACGCCGTGGGGGGCGAGCCAGTTGCGTGGTCGCGCGATGGTTCGATCTACGACGACACAGGCGTTCCCATCGGCACCGACGAAACCGAGATTCACTGGGGAATCGAGTCGCCCGGCGAAGGCTGGCACCCCCTATACGCCGCACCACTGGCAGCCGAGGGGGAAGAATATCCCGAAGCCGCGAAGGTTTGCGCCGAGGCGTATCAGGTAGTAGGAGCGTTGCTGGATGATCTTGGCATCTTCGCCACCGAAGCTGGCGCGAAGATTATGGACAACCTATCACAGCACCGGCTGGTGCATAGGGACGTGCTGCCGTGGACCACGCCACCCAAGCCCGAGCAGCCCGAAGGGGAGGCACCGTGAGCCTAACCATCATCGTATACGGCGCACCCGCTCCGCAGGGCTCAAAGAAGTTCGTCGGCCGAGCAAAAAGCGGGCGCGGAATCATGGTCGAATCAAGCAAGAAGGTCCGTCCGTGGCGTGATGATGTGAAGATGGCGGCGCTGGCGGTTCGGCACGGGTCCCCGCCGATCGATGCCCCTATCCGCGTCAGGATGGTGTTCACGATGCCGAAACCTGCTAGCGCCCCGAAGCGCAAGCGCTCGTTCCCGATGCGGATGCCTGACCTGTCGAAGCTGGCTAGGTCTACCGAGGACGCGTTGACGGATGCAGGAATCTGGCGTGATGACGCTCGTGTGGTGGAGTACGCACGGCTCGCTAAGGTGTACCCGGGCGAGGACCCGGAAGCTTTGGAAGCACCAGGGGTTCGGATTGTAGTCGAATTGATGGAGGTCCCATGAACACCAAGCGCAAGCGAGAAGCACAGGACGAATCCCGGTTCGTGGGGTGGACGCAGACTGCCCGAGAAGCGCACCTTCGGAAGCTTGACCGTCAGATCAATCGGCAGGGTCAGATCCGGGCTGCGTTGGACCGAGTGATTCGCAAGCATAGGTTGGCGGCATGAGCGTAATGGAGGCTTGTTGATGAACGCGAAACAGCTTGAATCGCTGCTGGGCCAGTGGGGGGATGCCTACATTGCCCATTCTGCTGGAGTTGAGCCGCGCAGCCTGACGGGTAATAACGTGCTATCGCGTTACGGCAAGCCATCGGACTATGAACAGGTAGCGATTCACCGATCCGGGGAGTCCCGACGAACTACGATTGCGGTGGCTGCAGGCGGGGCAGCGGTTGGACTTCGAATAGCCCCGCTTGAGTATTCTGACCCGGTCCCCTGCACGGCGACTAGGATCTACCGAGCACCGCGCTATGATTCACGTGAAACATCGGACGTGGAGCGTGTTCAGTCGGCGTGGCTGGCCCTGTACCGGGTAGCGCCTCTACAGGCCAACGTGGTGCGGGTCGAGTACCAGGAGCGCGGTAGGCAATCGGACAAGGCGGCAGGGATCAGGATTCGTGCTGATGTGGAGGGCGAGCGAAAGGCTGTTCCACTACGCCTGAAACGCTACCGCGACGAGCTGAGGCTTGCCAAGGCGTGGCTGGCTGGCAGGTTGTCGGAAAGTGCTTGACAGTGACGTAACTCCGTGAAAATATCGGTGAAACTGCATAGTTGTCCCTGAATGAATGCGGGTCTGGCCGATCGGCTAGGCTCCAGCCTTCCAAGCTGGCGAGGCCGGTTCGATTCCGGCGACCCGCTCCACTTTCCCGGCGCTCCCTTCGCCGCGAACGCCGGGCCGCCAGCCCCCTCTGGTGAGCCCGGATGGAGCCGCAATCCTTAACTGCGGTGGCAGTCCGGAAAATTAGACAGCCCACGGACAGCGCGTTGGCCCGGCGATACGGGCCGATCGTTGAACTTCAGCGCGGTAGTGAAACGGCATCACACGAGGCTAATAACCTCGGGTTCCGAGTTCAACTATCGGCTGCGCTACCAACATCGGTGGATAGCTCAATCTGGCTAGAGCACTCCGTTTGGGGCGGAGGGGTTGAGGGTTCAAGTCCTTCTCTACCGACCAATTCAGTTTCGCTTGCGGCGGTTTTTCGAAAATTGGCTTGTTGGCTGATCGCCGGTAGCCAGCCCGGCCCGCAAGCTCTTTCCAGCCCGTCTCCCGACCAGAACGAACGTCCCCCTCTCCTAAGCTGGCTGCGGGACGGGCTCCTATTTGCCGATTTGGCAAATCCACCCTGCGGGGTGGCAAACCTCGATGGGCTGCGGCCCTAGGAGACGACCATGTACGACGAATCCAATGTTCCAGGCCCTGAATACCGTGTTCGCACAGTTGTTCGTTACACAGTGACCCGTTATTGCCACCCATACAAGTCTAGGAATGGGGTGTTTGGCAGTAGTGGTAGCAGCGTGTTAATTGGCGAGTTTCAGAATGAGCAACAAGCTTATGAAGTCGCCAATTCTCTCGCCAAGTCTGAACCAGATGGCTCCGGATCGGCTTCTGTTTAACCACTAGAAAATCACATTGGCCGTCAGTGGCCCTCCCGGGCAGCGGATCCTCAACCGACCGACTCGCCCGGGCTTCTATACCTATGTCAACACTAGAATACGCCCGCGAAAAGATCATCTACCCAGCGTATAGGGAAGTCTTGCCCGGTAAATTCGCCAGTCTAGGCGCTACGGTGATGCTGCTGGCCATAGGGCTGCAGGAATCCAGGTTCGAGCACAGAAAGCAGATTGGAGGCCCGGCGATGGGCTTCTGGCAGTTTGAGCGCGGTGGCGGCGTGAAGGGTGTTCTCACCCATGAGTCCAGCGCGCGCCATGCCAAGGCTATTTGTGCGCTTCGCGGCGTTCCTGCCACGCTTGACGGCGTGTACCGGACCTTGGCTGATGACGATATTCTTGCGGCCGGCTTCGCCAGGCTGCTTCTGTGGACGGACGCGAGGCCACTTCCAGCCGTCGGGGACGCTGATGGTGCGTGGGCGTACTACCTGCGCAATTGGCGGCCAGGCAAGCCACATCCGCAGACGTGGGATTCCCTGTATAAGCAGGCGATGGAAGCCATTTGATGGATGCTGGCATTCAGCAATTGATCGTGGCCCTGCTGGCGGCTGCAATTGTGGGTCTTGTCGGCTGGGTCTGGATGCTGTGGCGTGATCACCACGCACTGAAGGTCAAGGTTGCCGAGGACTACGTCAGAAATGGTCACCTAGACGAGTTCCGGCGGGAGATCCATGCGCTGCGGGACGTGGTGTATCGGATCGCACTTAAGATGGAAGTCCCAGTCTTTACGGAGCCATATAAGTGACTGATAAACAGGGGGAAGTCCAGGAGCTTACTCGCGCTCTGAACAAGTTTTCAGAGAGGACTGACGAGCTTATCCGGAGCAATTCGAGCACCTCAACTATCACCGTGAACGCTGGTGGTGTCGGCGTCTGGCTGTCGGTTACGGCATCGCTGATGATGCTTGGCATGATCCTGGTAGGCGGCTTTTGGCTTAGCCGTGAGTTCGGCAGGATCGACAGCGATTTCAGTACGTTACGCAACAACGACGACATTCACGATGCCTACATCAACAAGCTTCGTGCAGAGCAAAAGCAACCGGAGAAATGACCATGCCAGGCGGACCCATCATCATCATCGACCCATTGAAGGCGTTCATTGCCCGATTCGACTTCAATCGCGTGACGCGGCGTCTTTCGACGCTGTTGTCCGTCTTGTCGGCCATGACTGGCACTGCGGCCGCCGCATTCATTGCGCTACCTGGGCAGTGGCAGGCTGATTTCCCGTCATGGGCGGCCCAGGGGCTGGCGATTACGGCGGTGGTGTCGGCAGGTCTGGTGCCGCTGGCGACGAGCTTCAAGCAGAAGCCGTCTGAGTGATCCCGTACTTGCCACTGATGCGGGTAGTGCTGGTCGTTGCGGTGGTCGGCGGATGTCTTTGGCTGTCCTACCACTGGGCCTACAAGCACGGCTACAACGCGGCGAACGTGCGGGCCGAGAAGATAATCGGTGAGTTCATGTCAGCCGAGGCCGATGCACAGCGTGACGCACGAAAGGCTGAACAGGGCATGCAAGCGGCTGTCAACAAGCTGGCAGTCGAGTATCAGAGAGGATTCGATGATGGGAAGCACACCGAGGCGTCTACAGTGGCTGGCCTGCGGGCTGGCACTGTGCGCCTGCAAGACCTCTGGCGAGGTTGCGAGACCCACCGCCTGTCCGCAGGCGCCGAGTCCGCCCGCGCCATTGATGACGCCGATCAACGCCGAGCAGAGGCTGCGGGACGAGTTGTTCGAGTCGGCGCCGAGTGTGACGCCCGTCAAGATGCATGGCGTCGATACGCCGAGGTGGTGACGCAATGAAGCCGACTAACGTCATCAACCTGATCGATCACGCACCGGTTGCCTGCGCTGACAAGCCAGACATGATCCAGTGGCTTAGGGTGTGGACTGATGGGCTTGCTGAAGGCCGATATGGCGACTTCCGTAGCGTTGTCCTGATTGTTGAAAGCACGGATGGGCAGTTGGCGACATTGAGCCAGTCGTTGGGCGAAATGGACCAAGCGAGGCTTGTTGGGCTTCTCCATACGGCTGCGCATCTTCGGCTTGACGGACGCGCACAGATGGCCGACCTGAGCATTGAGGGCTGACATGGCTTGGGTGCCGATTCAAGACAGTGACGTAGCGTTCACGTTCACCCCGAGCAATTCGTCGGTGACGATGACAGGCAGTGTAATTTCGGCCGACGGAACCGATGGCGGCGCGTCGTTCACGCTAACAATGGACCAGGACAACGTCACGTTCAGGATAACCATACAGTCATATGCGGCGAACACCGAAGGCATGGGTATTACCGACCTGCCGTTTTTCCAATGGCCCGACCAAGAGGGTGGTGAGATTGTCGAGAACACTGCGGCAGACCCGGAGGTCGCGTTCGAGCCTTCGCCTATTGAGGGCAGCGTAGCGCTTGAAGGGGGCGCGATATTTTACACAAGCGCCAGTGGTTTCGAGTGGAGCATCTTCGAGACCTACGAGTTCCTGATGGAGGTTGAAGAGCCTGACCCACCGGATCTTGGGGAGGTCTACGTAATCCGCAACACGCTTCGTGCCTACCAGGGAGGAGACAACCCACAAGAGGTGTGGGTGAGGACTGAGGCCGGGAAGCTGGACATGTCCAATGTGGACAGCCTAACGGTCGATATCCTGCGCGGCACATTGAAGCTGTTGACCCTGAACGCGACGAGCCCAGAAGTAGGCAAGGTCGAGTTCACGATAGCCGAGGACAACATTCACTCACGCTTGAGCCTTGGTGGCCTGTTCAGGGTTCTGGTTCGCGCCGATGGGCGCGTCATCGCAACTGGTTTGTTGGAAGTCCTCTAGGAGGAGCAATGAAAGACCGAAAGGTAATGCCGTCGAAGCTGATTCCCGCCAAGCCGCCGATGAGCCAGGCGGCACGGGAGTTCGCCAAGACCCAAGCGCAGCCCTACAAGGGCCCGAAGCACAACAACAAGCCCAGCAAGGGCTACAAGTCTTAAGGAGACATTGAAATGGCTAACGAAGTGACCTACCTGGCAGTGGACGACACGCTGCCGCTGACCCCGCCCAATGGCGAAGTGAACGGATCGATCAAGCTGGTGACCGCTGACGGTAGTGCCGTGTTCCCGGCCTCGGCGCTCCCCGCACTGCCGACCGCCGATGGCAACTACCAGTTGACCGTGACCAGTGGCGTTTATACCTGGACTGAGATTGTCTGATGCCTGCAGGAAGGCCAACATCCTTCCGCCCTGAGTACTGTGATCGGGTGATTGAGTTGGGGCGAGAAGGGAAAAGCCATGCCCAAATCGCTGCATCGCTTGATGTAGCAAGGCAGACCCTGCATAACTGGGCGTCCGCGCACCCAGAATTCTTGGACGCGATTACGCACGCGCGGGATCTGTCTCAAGCATGGTGGGAAGATGCCGGCCAATCTGGGCTGACTACCCCGGGGTTCAATGCCTCTCTTTGGGCCAAGTCGGTTTCGGCGCGGTTTCCTGCCGACTACACGGAGAGGTCCAAGCAAGAGCACAGCGGGCCGAATGGAACGCCTCTGTTCAGTCGCGTTGAAGTTGTGGCGGTGAAGGCTGAATGAGCACGTTGAGGCTGGAGATTCCGGCCAAGATGCTGCCGTTTCAGACTGAGGGCAAGCGGCACAAGATCGCCAGGGGCGGACGAGGGTCTGCCAAGTCCTGGTCGATTGCCAGGATGCTGGCCGCCAAGGGCTATTCACGACCGATCCGCTGGCTGTGTTGCCGTGAGACCCAGAAGTCGATCAAGGAGTCGAGCCACCGACTGCTTTCAGACCAGATTGAAGCGATGGGCTTGGGGTCGTTCTACGACATCCAGCGCGATTGCATCAAGGGTCCGAATGGGACCGAATTTGCCTTCGCTGGACTGAAGGAGCACACGGCCGACTCAATCAAGTCCTACGAGGGTTTCGACGGGGCTTGGATCGAGGAGGCGCACTCTGTCAGCGAGCGATCCGCCACGGTGCTGATTCCGACGATCCGCAAGCCTGGGTCTGAAATATGGTGGAGCTACAACCCCGACCAAGAGGACGATTTCGTCCATGCCCTTGCCGGTCAGGAGGACGACGACACGCTGGTCATCACGATCAACTGGCGGGACAACCCTTGGTTCCCGGATGAGTTGAACAAGGAGCGGTTGAAGCTACAGCGGATCAATGCCGACCTGTACTCACATGTATGGGAGGGGCATTGCAGGTCGGTGGCGGGGCTGCTGTTCAAGAGGGACTGGTTTGAGTTCTATGACGTGCTGCCGTCACGCCTGAATCTGTACTTGGCTAGCGACTATGCCGGCGGACCAGACCCGAACAACCCGGATTCTGACCCGGACTGGACCGAGCACGGTATTTTCGGTCTGTCTCCCGCAGGCGAGTTGTACGCCGTGGACTGGTGGTATGGGCAGGAGGATCCGTCGGTCTGGATAGATCAATGGATATCCATGTGCCAGCAGCATCGCCCGCTGGCCGCGTTTGAAGAGAAGGGCGTGATCCTTCGCTCCCTGGACTCTTCGATCAACAAGCGGATGCGGGAGACGGGTACGTATGTGCGCCGCGTTCCGTTGGCGTCTGCCGGGAGCAAGGCGGAAAGGGCGCTGGGCTTCGCGGCCAGGGCCTCGGCGAAAACGGTCTACTTGCCGTCTGGGCAGGCTTGGGCAACGCGCCTATTGAACCAGCTTTGCGCCTTCAACGGGCAGGACGGCCGGCAGGATGACGCAGTTGACGTGTGCAGTCTGGTAGGCCGTGGGTTGGACGAGATGACCAACGCGAGCCGATTGAAGAAGTCGGGCCCATTGAAGCGGCACGGCACGGACTATGGCGACTACGACGAAAACGAAGAGAGTTGGAAAACCGCATGAAACTCAGACTGCCGAATGGAAACGTTGTGGAAGATGGCCGCACGATACATGTTCCTGAGGTTCCCGTGGTCCGCATAAAGAACGTGAACCTGCGAACCAACTACCTGGCCGCCTGCATTACCGTGGTGCTGTATGGCTAAGCAGACGAGCGTTGCACCTGACACTGGCGACGAGACGCTGGAGAAGGCGCTTCGTCAGTTCGAGGACGCCTTCATGGCGACTCTGAACGAGCGTGCCAGAGGCGAGCAGTGCCGGGACTATTACGACGGGTTCCAGTGGACGGCGGATGAGATTGAGGCGCTGCGCAAGCGCAAGCAGCCCATCGTTACCGCCAACCGGATCAAGCCAAAGGTCGATAGCCTGATCGGGTTCGAGAAGCGACAGAGGACCGACCCTAAGGCGTATCCGCGCACCCCGAAACACGAAAAGGACGCGGACGGCGCAACAGATGCCATCCGGTTCGTATGCGACATCAACGACTTTCAGCAGGTCCGTTCAGACGTCGCCGAGAACATGATAGTGGAGGGTGCCGCCGCTGCGTGCGTTGGCATCCGGCAGAGTGGGGATGAGACAGAAATCACAATTTCATGGGTGCCGTGGGACCGGTATTATCGCGATCCCCACTCCAGGAAGCGAGACTTCTCAGATGCCACCTTCATGGGTGAGGTCATCTGGATGGACGAGGACGAGGCCGAGGCTAGGTATCAAGGGAAAGGTGAGGTCATCGCCAACGCCTACGAAACCGGCGTAGCCGTGTCGGAAACCTATGATGATCGCCCCAAGGTGATCTGGTCGGACATTTCCAGGCGGCGAGTCCGAGTGATGAAGCACCGTTGGAAAGACCCGAAGAAGGGTTGGATGACGGCGATCCTGTGCAAGGGCGGTTTCCTGTGGGGGCCGAAAGTCTCGCCATACAAGGACGAGAAGGGAAGGCCCGAGAACGACATGGTGCCGGTGTCGGCGTTCGTGACCCGTGAGAATGAGCGCTACGGCGCGGTCTACAACTGGCTGACCGTCCAAGACGAGGTGAACAAGCGGCGCAGCAAGGCTCTGCACCGTCTGAGCGTCCACCAGGTGATTGCCGATGAAGGCGCTGTAGAGGATGTCGGGCAGGCGCGCGCCGAACTGGCGAAGCCTGACGGCTACGTCGAAGTCAGGCGGGATGCGAAGTTCGACGTCATTGACGGCATGGCGCAGATGCAGGGCGAAATGGCGCTGCTGCAAGAGGCGAAGGGCGAGATTGATGTGGTGGGCGCAAACCCAGTCCTGCAGGGCGAAGGAGGTTCCCAGTCAGGGCGCTCACAAGAGATTCAGACGCAGAATGCGCTTGCGGAGTATGCGGTCATTTTCGACGCACTCCGCAATTGGTCCTGGCGGGTCTACAAGGCGGTGTGGTGCCGGGTTCGTCAGTATTGGACCGGCCCCATGTGGGTTCGTGTGACCGACGACGAGAACAATCTACGGTTCGTTGGGCTGAATCAGCCGGTGACGGTGATGTCTGAGATTCAGCGGTTGCAGTCGGAAGGTCAGCCCATTCCGCCCGAGTTGATGATGATGGCGCAGAACGACCCCGAGGCGGTGATTCGCACCGAGAACCCGGTGGGTGACTTGGACGTTGACATCATCGTCGAGGATGGGCCGGATACGATCACGATTCAGGGCGAGCAGTTCGAGCAGCTTGTCGAGTTGAAAAAGTCTGATCCGGCGTCTATTCCGACTGAAATGGTGATCGAGGCGTCAAACCTCCGCAACAAGGACCGCATTCTCGAACACCTGAAAACCAAAGGCATCCCGCCGCAGGTACAGCAACAGATGCAGCAAATGGAACAGGCGCTTCAAGAGGCCCAGGGCAAGCTCCAAGAGGCTGAGCAAAAGTCATCGAGCGAGAAGCAGGAAGCGCAAAACATTCTGGAGCGTGTGAAATCCGAGATTGCCACGGCCAAGGCTGATTTGGACAAGCAGCAGGCTCAAATGCAGTCCCAACACGCGCAGTGGGAACTAGCACAGATTCAGCGGCTATTGCCGCAACAGAACCTGCCCCCGCAGTAACGGGGATGGACGCCGCATAGCGGGCGAGTGCGACGACGGCAATTCCGGTCGAAGAGAGGCAACACCATGAGCAGCGAAAAGGTTGATTTTCTGGACTCAATGAAGGCGAAGGAAGAAGAGACTCCGGCCGAAGTGCCTGAGATTCAAGAGCCTGAGACGGTCGTAAAAGAAGTGCCGGCGACACCGGCAGAGGAAGTGCCGACGACTCCCTCGCATGAGCCTGAAATGGTACCCCTTGCTGCTCTGAAATCAGAGAGAGAGAAGCGTCAACGTTTCGAGCGTGAGTTGGAAGAATCGCGGAAGAGGCCGGTCGAACCGGTGGCGCCGCCAGACTTCTACCAGGACCCCGAGGGCCACATCCAAGCCGCTGTGAACCAAGTCCGCCAAGAGGCGAACGACCGGGTCATCTCGGCATTGGAAGGGGCTGCAAAGGCGGCGAATCCTGACTATGACGAGGTGATGGGCGAAGTGCTTGAGCACATGGCGTCCCAGCCTCCGGCGGTCCAGGAAATGCTGAAAGCGCAGGTGTTCCAGAGCCAGAACCCGGCGATGGAGGCCTACACCCTGGGCAAGAAATTGCGTGAGATGCGTGAGATGCAAGACCCCGGGGCATTTCGTAAGAAGGTCGAGGCCGAAGTACGGGCCAAGCTGGAAGCCGAATTTGCCAAGAAGGCCAAGCAAGCGACGCCGGTTGACGATATCCCTCCTGATCTGACTGACACACCGTCCGCAACCTCGGAACCGAGCACGCGACGGTCACCCGTTTTCAAACAACTCTTTGACACCTGAGGAATGAGTCATGGCTGAGACAATCGTCAGCACCGCAATGCGGGCAAAGCAATGGGATGAAGGCTTTTTCATGGAGTACGTTCGTGCATCGCGATTCAAGCGATACATGGGCTCCAGCGAGAACAGCATCATCCAGGTCAACAACGATCTGACCAAGAAGAATGGCGACGCGATCACGTTCAACCT